ACCGGGCAAAGCCCATCTACAGCGTCGGCCCTGGGATGAGGTATTTGCTAGTGTATGGGACGGGGATGAATCGCGTGGATATACGTTTAAAAAATCACACGCTGTGAGTTATGCAGCCTTGGTGGCCCTGCACATGAACTTACTCAATACGGCGAACCAGGGTGATTGACTTACGCTTGCTCTTTTTGCGAGCAATATCCACTAGGCTGCACACCGGCCCGTGTAAGATTTGAAGATCTTTGTTTGAAAATGTACGTAGGGTCGAACGAAACTTTTCCCAATCACCACGTAGAAATATGTTGATGGGTATGCTGCGATTGCTTTCCCACCACCAAGTGTTGGCCAGTTCCAAGAACTCTAGTTTGTCTTGTTGTAAGAGCACAGCACCAAAGTCGTAGATGGTTGTAATAGCATCGTCCCTGTTCTGAACTATACCAATATACTCGTTGCTGGCGTAAACGCAGAGAGTTATAAACGGGTACTTTTCCGCCAGTTTTTCAAAGATGTTATTGCCCATAAATACGTATTGAGGATCCTATGTATTCAACCACTGCTTACTTATATCAACAAATCATTCGGGTACTTTTGATTGACACCAGTGGTGGATACTTTACTGCGAGGTACGACCCAGTGTACGCAAAAACTTTAACTGTTAACAAAGGTGTAGACAACGTTTTGTTGTTTGAATTCATCAACCAAGACCAAAAACCTGTAAACATCACAGGCAGCACATTCCGCTTTAGATTGTTGAATCAAGCAGGGGATCGATTGCTGATTGAAAAAGACATGACTGTGCTCAGTGCCAGTTTGGGCCGGGTCAAAGTTGTGCTGGACACAGCAGATACTATTAATATCTTAGCACAGCCGGGAAGTTATAGCATTGAACGCACACAAGGCAACTATGTACAGGCTGCATTCACAGACGACAATGCTGGCGCACGAGCCGACTGCGACATTGTAGATTCAGTACTACCCGAGTTCATTGCCAGCCAACCTGTGACCATCCCCACCATAAACGGAAAAAACTCTTGGCCACAACCTGGGCCAAGTTCCTACCCAGACTGGGCACTGAACCCACAACCACTGTCACGCAATTATCTCACAGAATACTACTCAAGCCATATTGATACCACAGGCGCTAGTTTGACCACAATCAAATATGACTTGGAACACTACACCGGCACAGTCAAAGTACAGGCCGCTCAGGATTACGAATCTGTTTGGGTAGATGTCACAGAAAGCCGCGAGTATTTTGACGAGTCTGGAACTTTTTACATCAATGTGGTAGGGTTTCACCCGTTGTTGCGCCTGGCCATCAACAACAGCCAGGGCTATGGTGCCAGTGCAACTGCCACAGTGGTCAACGGTGTGGTCACTGGTATTGCTGTGACCAATGCTGGCTCAGGATACATGGCTGCACCGTATGTTCAAATTCTAGGCAATGGTGCCGGCGCCACAGCCGTTGGGGCAGCATTTACAGGACCCAGCGGTATTGGTGCAATCACTGTCACAAACGGTGGATCAGGTTACTTGCCCTTGAACTTTGGCGGCACCGAAGCACAGGCTGTGACTGTGTTGATCACAACTGGCTACGTTACCAATATCTTTTATCGTTAAGCATTGCATTTGCGTGACAAATCTGTTAAACTGTACAGATGCTTGATATCCTTGTTTACCTACCTGCAAAAAAGAAACAAACACCCTCGGGGTGGTTGAGTTTCAATGCGGTGTGTTGTCAGCACAATGGATCAACACAGGATCGACGTGGACGTGGCGGACTCAAAGCCACTGAGGCGGGCTGGAGTTACCACTGTTTCAACTGTAGTTACACAGCCAGTTTTATCTTGGGCCGTACATTAAGTTATAAAGCTCGAAAGTTATTGGGCTGGATGAATGTTCCAGAGATGGAAATAGAAATGTTGAATCTGGAAAGCCTGCGACACCGAAGCATCAATGGCATACTGAGTGAACGGCAGCAAGTTTGGAATGCTATCAGCGATATTCAATTTGGTGAGTTTGATGAGTTGCCACCATTTAGCGAATTGGTCACACTTGAGCATGAATTACAATGGAACTACCTGCGTACAAGAAAGGTGCCTGAAGACTTTCCTGTGCTCACAGCCATAAAGAATGATGGCGTTCACTGGACTCGCCCACAGGTGATCATACCGTTTACCTACAACAATGTCATGGTGGGATGGACTGCCAGGATGTTGGATGGCAAGGCTCCCAAGTTTATCAGTCACAGTCAGCCCGGATATGTGTTTGGCACAGACTTACAGCACGAAGACTGGCAACATGTGATTGTGACAGAAGGAATATTTGATGCACTCAGCATAGGTGGCTTGGCGGTGATGCACAATACCATAAGTGATCTACAGGCAAGACTGATACGCAGTCTTGGACGAGAAATCACAGTGGTCCCGGATCAGGACACTGCTGGTGTTGAATTGATTGACCGTGCATTGGAACTGGGCTGGGCAGTGAGCATACCTGACTGGCCTGAAGGCTGCAAAGATGTCAATGACGCAGTAATAAAGCTGGGCCGACTAGGTGCCTTGCTAACTATAATGCAATCAAGAGAGACCAGTAGAATCAAAATAGAACTAAGGAAAAAAGCACTTGTTAAAAGAATACGGACTTGACGTTCAACGTTTATTTTTAGAAATGATGTTGGAAGACGCACAGAGTTATGTGCGTGTGCAGAACATATACAACCCGCAGAACTTTGACAAGAGTCTGCGAGCTGCGGCTGAATTCATCAAAGAACATTCGGACAAACACAAGACCTTGCCTGACCGTACACAGATCAGTGCCACCACAGGAATTAAATTACAAGCAGTGCCAGATTTGAACGAAGGTCACTTTGATTGGTTCATGATTGAGTTTGAACAGTTTACCAAGCGTCAAGAACTAGAACGTGCAATTCTCAAGGCTGCAGACATGCTGGAAAAAGGTGACTTTGAGCCTGTGGAAAAACTGATCAAGGACGCTGTACAGATATCGCTGACTCGGGACATGGGCACAGATTATTTTGCAGATCCGGCAGCACGTATCAACAAGTATTTCAACTCAGGTGGACAGGTATCAACAGGTTGGCCGCAGCTGGATAGATTGTTGTATGGTGGTTTTAGTCGTGGCGAACTCAACATCTTTGCAGGTGGGTCGGGGTCAGGCAAATCCTTGGTAATGATGAACATTGCCTTGAACTGGTTGCAACAAGGACTCAGTGGTGTGTACATCACATTAGAATTAAGCGAAGAACTCACAAGTTTGCGAACAGACGCCATGCTCACAAACATGAGCACCAAAGACATTCGCCGGGACATTGACACCACAGAACTCAAAGTCAAGTTAGTGGCTAAAAAGTCGGGCAACTATCAAGTCAAAGGCTTGCCAGCACAAAGCAACATTAATGACATACGTGCGTATTTGAAAGAGTATCAAATACAAACAGGCAAGCGTGTGGACTTTGTAATGATTGACTACTTGGACTTATTGATGCCAGTTAGCGCCAAGGTCAGCCCCAATGACTTGTTTGTAAAAGACAAGTATGTGAGTGAAGAACTGCGCAACTTGGCCAAAGAACTGGGCATACTAATGGTCACTGCCTCGCAGTTGAATCGTAGTGCTGTGGAAGAAATTGAATTTGATCACAGTCACATTTCAGGTGGTATATCTAAAATCAACACAGCAGATAATGTGTTTGGGATCTTTACAAGTCGTGCCATGAAAGAACGTGGCAAGTATCAGATACAGTGTATGAAATCTCGAAGCTCGACCGGCGTTGGTCAAAAAATTGATCTGGAGTACAACATTGAAACAATGCGCATTACTGATGAAGGCGGAGAAGATGGAGATGCTTATTCGAAAAAACCATCTGCGTCAATCATGGACTCAATCAAGGCCCGCAGCCAAGTTAGCCCGGCTAGTGATGAGTCAGACCCTGCTCCATGGGACAGTGCGGAACCAGGCAAAATCACAGCAGACGTTCAAAGTGCCAAATTAAAACAATTGTTGGGAAAAATTAAAACATCATGAGAATACTGACTTTGGGAGATAGTTGGACCTATGGTGAGGATAGTTCTGACCCTGCAACAATGAGTTGGCCCGCACAGTTAGCCCGCAAATATGGTGTTGAAGTAGTTAACCTAGCACGTAGTGGCAGTAGCAATCAACGTGCGGCACGAATTGGTATAGAAGAGTTGTGTAGAGATCCCAATTACAACTATGTGATATTTCCATTAGCTCCTGCAAGTCGTACTGAAATTTTAAAAAATGGCAAGTATCATCAAATATGGCCCAACGGTGGTCTTAGCGATCACGATAGATTGTTTACTGAATTTTGGCATTCATGGAATGATGTACAACAAACCATGATGTTGGCATTTTGGTTTATGCACAGTGTTAAAGCACTGAACATTCCGTTGTATATCACTGGGCTAAGTTTGTATCCATCGCAGTATCGAACAGAGATGAACTGGATTCAAAATTATAAAGATGATAATGATTTTAGATCATTGAACGTCCCGTTAGAGGATTTTGATATTGGTATCAAAGATCTAGATCGTAAGTTGAAATCATTACGTGCAATTCACAAAACTAATCTAGAAACACAGCCTGAATATTTTACAGATGTA